GATCAACCCTAGCCATACGGTCAGCTTGAATGTCTGTACCAGCTAAACGATCTTTAGTTAAGTTCAATGAGTGCGTACTAAATGGTAGGTTAGTAAAGTTACCTGCTGGTGTTGTCCCGAATGTTACTTCCGAAATAAACGAAAGGCTGGAACGTGATCCTTGTGCAAAGGCCATATTGTAATCTCCTAATTATATTTTATTAATTGTAAATGTACCAACCGATGTTGATTGGTGTGAAGTACCAAGGACTGTCTATCATCCCTTGTTGTCGTTCTGAGTAGTCTATTGATACTTTAAATGTATCTCCATCTCCATTAGTGAAGGTGATGTCTGTTGTTGCCGCGAAAGAGTCTATTATATTATTAATATAACCCTCAGCTTCATTAGGTCCTGCACCCTCTGGAGCAAACACCGTAATTGAGTAAATACCTTGATAGCGTAGTTGAGGATTTAAGCCCCGTACAGCAGGTTTAGTGCTTGTTGGTACGTACTGTGACTTTAAGAAGGCAGTACCCACTACAGGGGTAAATGCAACGTTCTCATAGGCTATTGTAGGTAGGTTTGCAGTATTATTTAAGTGGCTCTCTAATGCCGCCCTAATATCTTTGTGTATACTAGCCATACTCTCTCCTTATCTTACCAAACACTAGGTATCCATTAGTGTTACGCCAACCACTACCTGTTTCTACATCAGTGGCATGGGGTGAACCATTACTTAATATTATACTATTGGAACTCATTAAATCAATGCTATTGAGGTCACTCATTAAGTCTGATAAACCCCTATCTACAAAAGTCCCTCTGGATTGACCTTTAGGTTTACCCTCAGAGTTTACACTACGTAAGAATGGTTGTGTAAGTGAATATGAGAATGAGGTTATATAGGACCCTGTATCAACTGGCGACCATCCTACAGCAGAAACAGCTATATCTCTTAACTCTGTATCTAACTTGTTTTCAACTATACCTTCAAGGGACTTAAGTTTATTTTTCAGTGAAGAGTTAACTTTAACTGCCTGCTTCATAAGTTACTCCTGAACACTACAGATATAACCCATGACAAGACCTCTTGAGTAGATGGTCATTACGGCTATAATCTTTAATTGGTCTCCGTTGAATGTGATAGTATCTTCGAAGTCAGGTACAGCACTCAGGGCTAATCCAGCTAATACGCACTTACGAGTGCCTCTAGAGACCTCATCATTACCACCTAGAACTCCTGAAGTGTCGTTATATAAGTAACCTTGAGCGGCGTTAGCTGTTGTAGTTGAACCGTCTATAGCCCCTGTAGCTGGATTATAGGCTCCACCAGTTATCTTAGTTAGTGTTATATCAGTACCAAAGTCTCTAACTAAGTTAAGTAATTCGATTGATCTAAACGACATAAATTACTCCTATTCGTAATCAGGTGTATTATAACTTGGTGGGTTCTTAAATCTATCTCTACGGAACGCACCACCTATCCTGTCAGTGTTAGCTCTTACAGCTTCTACCTTAGTCTTAGATATACCACCAGCTAGTACCCCTACCGAAGCACCTGAAGTCTTACCTTGGTATTCTAGGTTCTCAGCTAATGTCCTGTAGTGCAGGGCTAGGTCTGAATAACTAGCTTTTAATGCACCACTTAGTTCTGTATCTACTTTACGAGAGTACTTAGAGGCTATCACTCTAGATGCCCAAGCCCCTGAGTAGTAAACATTGTTACCATTCTCAGCTAAAGAGAATTGAACCTCTTCGTCTTGAACTTGTTGGTCTACTGTGTCAGTGTCACCAATTAGTAACCTTACGACATTGAGACGACCTAAAGTCGTTGTTGTACTTAAATCTGTGGGGTCGTAACTCCAGCTCATAGGTCGTCTCCATTGTTATTATTATTCTCCGAGTGCTTGGTCTCTGAGTTCGTAGAAGATCTCTGTTACCCAGACATTACCATTGAGGAAGCGTCTGATTAGACCTCTTTGTTTACCGTCTATTTTAGACATCTTGCACTTCTTAGCTTCGAACTCATTCTTACTAGCAGTTCTATCCTTAACTTCTGAGTTAAGTAGTCCTACTAGAGTTGATAGTTGTTTGCTATTTAATTCAGATAGTCTGTCACCGACCTTATTCTGAACTTCTAATTCTTTGTTATGGTGTATGAAGTTAGTGACGTACAGACTAGATACTTTAATTTCATCTATTCCTCGTTCTAACCAATTAAAATGTTCTCCTGATTTCCAGTTCTTACCATCAGCGGAAACTGGTATCTTTATAAATACAGGCCAATCTACCTGCCAACCTAGATGTGTAGGGTGCATGTTACTCTCCATTATATGAATACTATTTATGTTATATTATTTTTAGTTGGGATATGCCCCCAATTAAGGGGACACTCCAGTATCTTATGTGTTTTAGTTCTTATTGAACGATAGCGTTAAAGAAGTAACCTAAGTCTGGTCCAACAACCTTCATGTCGTAAGACATCTTAACTTGGATATGCTCTGCAACTTGCTGACGCTTAAGAGCCTCATCAGAGAATGATTCTACAGTGATACCTAAGTTGTTCACTGAAGGAATGTTATTCCAAGCAAATGTCATACCAGCCGCTGGTGTCATAAGACCAGTTGACTTTGGTGTGTAAGCTAATAAAGCGTTTTTACCACCAATGAAAGCATTGGCTTCATCAGCCGCTATACCTTCAACTGCTGTATTCTTAACAGATTCCATTATATACAAGTTCTCTACACCAAAGATCTCAGCTAGTTTAGCGTCTACTATTAATGCTGGGTTATTGATTGTAGAACCACCGTTTAGTCTTGACAAGATGTCAGGGTGATTGATTAAGATGTCACGGACTTCTTTACCGATAATCATTGTGTTTGGCTTGTAACCACCAGACTTTAACTGCATTTGTCGTGCGGCAAGAGTTACGTTAGCGATTGGTGTTGAGTTAGTGTAGTCATTCCAGAATACTGGTACGTTACCAGATGCGTTAGTTGCACCAGATGCACCTGAAGACCAAACTCCATTAGCAAAGAATGTACTAGCAAAACGCTCTTCACGATCTATCAACAAACGCATCATTAGTGTCTCTGCACCAGCTTGACGTATGTTTAATACTTCATCTTCGTTAGCGATAGTTTGCTCATCGAAGTCCATACCTAGTCCAAATACATCTGCAAAATAGGCGTCATTGGAGATCTTCATACCAATGCGGTTTACTTCTGTACGAGGTGCTAATTTCTTAACATCTCCTGTGCGGTTCATGTTTGCGCGGTCATAGATGTAATACTTATCTGACTGACGAGCAACCCCAACTGTAGGGAAGACTTTATCCGCAATGAATAGGTCTTGTGTTTGTGCATAAGCTAAAGTCAAGTTAGACAATGGCTGATCTAGATGCACACTAGATGGTGTTAATAATGGCATATTTTATTCCTTTAATTACGATTAAGCCTTAGCATTTTCACTTAAGATCAATTCAATGGCGATAACTTGGTCAGTTACACCAGCTTCGTAAGCACGACCTACGATGATGTCAGTAGCAACCGCATCAACAGCTTTACCAGCGGCATCAATACCTACATCGCCAGCTATGGTTACAGTTCCGCCACATTTTACCATGACTTTACCTGAGTGAGTAACCGTACAAGCATTACCTGTTGCGGCTCCTACTTCGATTACTCCAACAGTGCCATCACCATTGCCGCATAATACAGCGTCAGCCGCCGCGTCTAGCTTAGCAAATAAGAATTGAGATCCGCTAAGGTCAGCCCCAGCGATTAGTGTTCGGTTGTCTCTACTTTGAGTTACAGCCATGTTTATTCCCCTTTATAGGTTTTGTTGATAAGTGATTTACCTTCGTCAGTCTTAGCTACTACAGCGTAAGCCTTAGCGTAATCACTTTTCTTGAGTTGGTTGTCGTCCATGTAGGACTTCACGATTGCATCTAGTTTATCTTGTGATGAGGCGAACTCACCGTCTACATCAGACTTACCAAATTCTTGCATAGAAGCCTCAAAAGCAGAATCAGCCGCTTTAAGTGCTACCATTATTTCTTCGCTCTCTGAGAACTTCTCTACTAGTGACTTAGCTACTGCTAGGTCAAAATGTGGTAGAGCTTCTTCAGCGCGTTTAGTTAGAGCTATGTCAGCTTTCTCAAATGCCGCAACTTCAAGTGCTTTTAACACTGGAGCAGGGATATCTGACTTAGAGATCATCTCACCTGAGACTTCTATCTTGTCATCAGACTTCTCTAAAGAAGCACTTTTATTTAGCTCCTCTATTTCAGCTTTAAGAGCCTCTACTTCAGCTTCTAAGGGGTTAACCTCTTCTGCTTTAGCTGTATCTTCTGTAACTTCAGGAGATCCATCTTGAGCTTTATCCATGTCGTATCCAAGGGCTTTCATAGCCTCATCTCGACCATAGCCTTTTTCTTTCATGTTTGCTTTTACTTTAGCTTCCATTTCTTCTGTCATTTTAGTAATATCCTCATTGGAATTGTCACGCTTAAAGAGGCTAACCATTGCCTGTGCATTGGCTGGACGATCCACTAGGGAAAGTTCTTCAAGGTGCAGTTTTGTTAGGAGACTAGGCAAGTTATAAATCCTCCTTGATTGCACGACCACCAATACTGAAGGCCGCAAGTTCTCCACTCTTAACCATAGCCCAGACATCATCATCGAATACTTTATATGCGACGATCCATCCTTCACGATTAGATTGGATACCGAGAGAATCACCTATTTCTTTAGTGATTGGGAGAGAATGAACTACTGTTCCTACTTGATCCCCTGTGTGCATAGCCTTGCCGACTCGCACATGCTCCATAAATTCATTAACGGCTGTAACTAATGTCTCAGCCTTGATAACATCCCCTTGACGATCTACTACAGCTTCACCATCTTCGGTTATTACTGATGCCCAACCATATACCATACGTTGTTCGTCGTCGGTCTTTAGGATCTTACCTTCTATGTTCTTTGTCATCTCGTTACTAAATCCTCTATCTTTTAGATCTAAATGCTCTTCGTAAGTATTTACCTTAACACCTTTACCCGTTTTAGGGTCATACATCATATGAGGTTTGAAGTCTTCTTCAGCTTTTGTTAGCGTACTAACTGAGCTACTACTCCACATACGACAAGACCAGTAACCAGCAGTCGTTTTATCCTTCTTGCTATCACAATTATGTCTAGCTCTGAAGTTGGCTCTAGCTTTTGGGTTATCTCTTCGGATCTCCATGTTAGGATCTCCAAAAGCAACTCTCTTTACTTTGTCACCACTCTGTACGAATACCTCGAACTTCTTATTACCACCCTTTATTCGTCTGGGCTTGTTTAAGGTTACTTTCTCGCCTTGGTATTCAGCTTTATTGACTTCTATATCCATGTTAACCTCTAACTAATGTTTTTGATGTGCGGAATAAGCAGAGATGCATCCTGAACACCAGTATTAATAATATCTAGCCCCGTATCTAATGTCTGATCTAATACCGTACAGCCCTCAGCACTGTTATCAGTTACACTAGCAATACCTCTAATGCCTATAGTACCGCCTGTGCATGTTGCGTCTATGACTACTCTACCAGAAGCAAAATCTAAGGTTATTGCACCAGACCCACTGTAGTTAATTAACTTTAGTCCACCAGAGTAATTACGTAGAGCTAAGGAGTTTCCTCCGCCACCCATATCAATCGTGACTAACTGATTATCTTCTATACCAGCAGTGCCTGACCAACAATTAATGATGTTAGCTTGTGCTGAACCACCTACCGACACAGTGCCAGTCAATGAACACTCTTGTAATAAACCATTGACATAGTTAACATCAGCAACAGTACAATTCTTAAAGATGTTGTTGCCATCTAGGATACCGCTTACTGCCAATTCCTCAAAGCTACAGTCAGACACCTCTGCTGAAGTTCTAATGTGTAAGCTGTCAACAGTCTGGTTATCACCAATAAACACTTTACCCGTAGCAACAGCACCACCTAGTAATGTACCCGAAGTAGCCATCTGAATACGTCTAATACCTAACCTATCAGCAATAGATATTGCATCAGGGAAGTTATTAACTGGAGTAGACCTAGTACCAACGGGAATAGCTGTACCAGTCTGACCAGCAGTGTTAAAGACTACATGATTCTGATAAGCGGAGGCAAGTAGTGTCGATAGATCCTGTAGACCAGCGGAATTAGCTGAACGGACAGATACTTGGTTCACGTTAGTTACATCTGCGATATTAGAGTTAGCTCCTGCTAAGTTAACAGCGTATTGTCCATCCTCAAAGGTTATTGTAAAGCCATTAATGATCTCAACAACCCTAGCAAGGATAACACCACCAACTGTAACAGGTGCGTTACTTCTGTGGGTATCCACGAAAGTCATACCGTCTTCGCTATCCTCTAAGTCTTTTAACTCTAGCCTGAAAGAGTCAATAGTTAATTGTCTAATTTCTGTTGGGGTAGACTGTAAGAGAGTGAGGTCATTCCGAGGGATTGATATAACTTTAGTTCCCCAATCTATACTGATAGCCATTTATTACCCTCCCGTTGTTGAGCTTCCGTGTGTCCTTGCCATTGCTTGATAACATAACGACAGAGCCTTAGCTACTTCCTCTTGCTGTAGTGCTACAAGGTTAGATAACCCTTGTATTTTGTCCTCTAGTTTCCTACGTTCATCTCGTTCTATTTTCATAGCCTCTGCCATAGACAGGATATTCATTTGATTAGTCTTCTCGTAGGCTTCTGCTGACATGCTATTGGTCCAATGGTTGATTTACTGTGGTTGCTACACCTGCGGCAGTTAAAGTAGCTTCTGTCAAGAACTGCTTGTACTTAATTGCACCAGATGCGTTCCGTACCCTAATAAGTAAGTCAACGTCAGTCCCGTCCGTGGGAACAGTGCCAGTAAAGGTAGTGGTTGTTGCGAGTTCATTAAATAGTGCGTTATTATTAGTCTTATCAAACACATAAATGCGAGAGCCTACTACTAAGTTTGTTAAGGAAACAATGCGGTCAGGAAACCTAGTGCCATTAGCGTCAATTAACTCACCCGTAGCTTTTGCATTGTTAGAGAGAGTTATTACACCAGTAGTTGTTATGCCCCCAGCGAATAACGTAGATTTAAAGGTTAAAGTAGTCCCCACGAGGGAATAAGCAGATACAGCATTAGGATCAATTACAACATCAAGATCGTTTGCATCTATCAAGTCACCGTCTCTCGTAATAGTAGAAGAGGTTTGGCCTACATAGCTTGTTGAGGTAGGGAATATTTCTGCAATCGACCTATCGTATAACTTTTGAGGAGTTTCGAGCGTAGCATAAGTTAGTACAGTAGTCTTTGATGACTCGGTAATAGACTCGTCAGCAACCATGTTCACTAAAAGGTCTTTAGTAAAGTTACCGTACAATGGTACGTTTACAAGAGCATACTGATACCCGTATCCCCAGAGGTTTAATGGTAAAGTTGCACTAGTCCATCTAGGGTCTACGACAACCAACTGACCAGTCTTTAAGGTTACAACTTGAATAAGGACTTCACCAAGGTTAGCGAATCCGCTTGCAGTTACTCCATCATAAACTTGGTCACTTAAATATCCGATAGAGTTCACGCTTACTCTATTACCACTGTTTATATCTTTTGCGTAGTAAGCAACCTCAGTTGATGTTAGGGCTTCATTTAAAAAAGTAGTTAGTTCAATCTTTCGCCATGAAGAGGCTATACCAAACTTACTATTCGATTGAGAAGCAAACAATTCACCACTGGGGTTAAAAATCTTAACCTCAGACGTATTGGCTTCGACTGGCATGTTAAAGCTAATAAAAGACGTTTGTCTATTCAGTGATATGTCAGGGTCATCAATAATTAGCGTTGGTTGCGCGTTGTTATACGTTTGAACACGAGAATTTCCAAAGTTACAAACCATACTAGCCCAAGCGTTAGTAGTAAACAACACACACCCTCTAGAAGTCCCTGTCATCGTTAACCCATTAACAGAAATTCTTGAGTTGTCGCTTGCATTTGATGGTTTTAAACGTAACTGAAGGCTGGTATTGGGGTTAATGTTGTTCATCGTTCCCGATAAGACATTGAAGTAAGCTCCAGTATCCACCGTAAAAGCCGAGGCTAGGTTAATAACGCCCCCAGACCAGTTAAAAGTTGCGTCATTGAAGACAGCAACAGATGGCCTACTCGAACCACTTGTTGCAAGACCCGTTTGGATAATACCTGTACCACTAGCATAACCTACAATACCGTTTGCTCCAGTGTAGGTTTTACCATAGTTGTACACACCATTTGAGCTAATTACCTGTATTGAGCCAGTGCCGTTATTAGGTGCTCTAAAGTCACTTATTAAAACTTCAGTGTCAGGGTCGTGATCTAGTGTACCAAAAATACTTAGCTGTCTATTACCAATGTCATATAGTGTGACTGTACCACTTGTAATCGTAGTCACACCAGAAATTGCAGATAATCCACTTAGGTCAGTATCAGTGTTAAACTGTATAATTAGAGTTGAGCTTGAGAGGGAAAATGCCATTTACAGTCCTTACTGAGTTAAGTCTCAGAGTTTTACCCCTGAGACTTGTTTAGTTAAGCGTCTGTAGTTCGAATAACTGTAGTAGAACCACCAGCCGCACCTAAGCTACCTGTTGTTTCAAAGGTCTTAATTGGAGTTGCACCTCCGTCACGAACTCGTACAAACAGACTTCGACTTGCATTAAATACGACAGTAAAGGTCTCTGTAGATGTTGAGGCTAATTTGTCGAGGTAAGTAATGTATACATTATTCCCTACGGTAGCCGCACCATTCTCTTCTGTACCAGCGAAGTTCTGTGAAGCAGCGAAGGTAAAGGTTGATCCTGTGAAGGAACTGTACTCAAGAAACCTATCGTAACCGCCATCGTTTACAATACGGATAGTGCCACTAGTAGGAGTGTCTGATGGGATAGCAACACTAGTTTTGGCCTCGGTTTCTGCCGCCGCGTTTAAAGTGGTAGCCAATGACAACTGGCTCTTATTAAGTCCGCCACCTGTTTCTGGTCCAACGAGTACACGATCCTGCCCTGCGACTAAGCCTGATACAGAGAATGTCACGTTGTTTGGTGGCACTACTTCTACGTTATCAAGATCAAAGAGTTTGTCACTAGCTGTTAAGTTTGATGCCGCAATACCTAGACCATAAGCACCGATTATGCTAGTTCCTGTTGAAACACCTGAGAACACGTTAGATAGTGTACGAGAGGTAACTACACCACTAGTAGCACTACCACCACCATTTCCAGTTATTGTTGAGGATAAAGCTGGAGCAGAGCCAGTTAGTAACTGAATCCACATCTTTGTGCCAGAAGTAACACTGTCAATTGCGAGTAGTTGGCCTGTGCCACCTGTCCAACTCAGAGACTCTGGCTGAACGAAAGTTCCTGAAGGAGAAGATATTTCAATTTGGTGAGTGATGCCCCTAAAGATTTCACCATTCAAACCGTAGATTGTTTCAGCACTACCACGACGAGTAAGATATTTAGTTCGCTCGTAATAGTCGTTAATAGAACGAGACCCTTTGTCCCAATCTGAGTAGAAGAAGTCATCATTGCCATCGCCATCAACGTCAATAGCAGAGTAGCCCTCAAGACCATTCACAATATTGGTGTAACCAGCTACAGTTGCAGAAGCTGTTACGTTGTTTAGATCAGTAGCCTCCGAGAGCGCAAGTACGTTGTTACCACGAGCAGTACCGTTAATTGGGAACTCAGAGTACGTCTTACCATACTCACGAGCCGTACCGAGCAAACGACGACCGTTAATATCAGCATCTGCGGTTCGTGTTAAAACCATAAATCTGTGTGAGATACCTTGGTTAGCATCAGCATTAAAACCAGCAGGAGTGTAGCTATTCCAGAAGTCATTTGCTAATACAGCAGAATCTTGAATAACACTAATAAATGAAGCATTACCAAAGTTAACGACACCATCCCAGATTTCAGCACCATTAGATTGGATGATAGAGCCGTCATAAAGATGCTCAGAACCTGCTTGGTCAATGTTAAAACCATTTAAAAGTGTAATAATGTTATCAGTTGATCGGTCTGAAGGCGTTAGTACTGAGATGTCTAGTAGGTCGTCACCAGATGCCGCCTGTTGATCAGCGAAGTCTTGTAATGCCCTGTGAAACTCAATCACTGTTGCATATGAGGGCGTTGCCCCTGTGTGAGAGTCACCTATGTACCGAATATCTGCGGTTGAAGAAATGCTCCAGTCTGTTGCTACGAAAGCCATGTTATATTCCTTAGATTATTGTTAGTTACAATTAAATTGTTATTGTTTGTGCCTTTGTTGCCACTAGACCATCCAGAGCAGTGCCATTAAATGTCTGAAAATATCTATCAGATCCACCAGCGGCAATATACCTAAATAAAGTTAAAGTATCATTGTTGTATGGGTAATTATATACTTTGCCACCAAAAAGATTAGTGTTAAAAGTGGGCCTGCTGGAGAATGATGTTGTAAGAGTAATCCAGTCGTTAGTAGCTCCACCGCCACCAGTAAACCCAGTGTTGAACTCTTTGCCCCAAGGACATAGAATAACTAACTCACCAGCACTATTAATCTTAGTGCCTGTAATACCAAAAGATCCTAGAG